CTCAAGAGAACCTCGTGCGCCTGGTGAATGCTGTTGTCAAAGCCTTGGCGACTGAAGCCTGATGAGAGTCCTTGTTGCCTGCGAATACAGCGGCAGGGTGCGAGACGCCTTCCGCAGGAACGGGCACGATGCGTGGTCTTGTGATCTCTTGGAGTGCGAGGCAGATCCGCAATGGCATTACCAAGGCCCTGTCGAGGAATTGCTGCACGACGGTTGGGATCTGATGGTGGCTCATCCGCCTTGCACCCACCTTGCAGTCAGCGGTTCTCGTCACTTCCACCGCAAGCAGCGTGAGCAGCGAGATGCGTTGAATTTTGTTCGGCTTTTGATGTCCGCACCCATCCCCCGTTGGTGCATTGAAAACCCCGTGAGCGTGATTAGCAGCGCAATCAGGCCGCCGGATCAGATCATTCAGCCTTGGGAGCACGGCCACGGAGAAACCAAGGCCACTTGCTTTTGGCTGCAGAATCTGCCAAGGCTCGTTCCCTCAAACTGCGTGGAGGGCCGAGAGCCAAAGGTCCACCTGATGAGCCCAGGGCCTGACCGCTGGAAGGAGCGCAGCCGCACCTACCAAGGCGTTGCTGATGCGATGGCCGATCAATGGGGCAGCCGCTTGCTCCCGCCAGTCGTTGAGCAGTTGAGCCTTTTGACTTGACGCGTGGCGCGCCACGGTTTAATTTAGGGGAGCCCAAGCCGGAGACGGCACTGTTCCATGGCAATCACCTCCTTCGGAGTCCCCCGCGACATTCAGCTTCTGCTGGACTCCCCCTTGCACGAGCTAAGCAGCGACGCTTTGCTCAAGCTCAGAGAATGGCACCTCAGCCGAGTCGCCGATATCTACGGCGAAATCACCCAACGGGAGGCTTGATCATGTCCGACTGGCATCACTACTCCCTCGGCCTCTACGAAGCCCAGCAAGCTTGGCAAGACCAGCAAGAACCTGAACCCGACGAGCCCAGCATCCTTTGCGAGGCGCGTAAGCCCAACCTCTTTCAACGACTCTTTGGCTTGCCCGGCTCACTGATCTGGGATGAGTGGGTTCAAAGCGACGACCACTACCACCTGCTTGTTCGTGAAGCCCGTGACGCGGGCTTGACCCTGTCCTTTCAGGAGTTTGACTGATGGGCATGTCGGGGAGCCTGACGCCTGAGCTGTCCCCCGCTCAGGCTGAAAGCCATACAACACCCTGGGTGCAGCAGGGGAAAGCAGGGCACGACTGAGCAGCGTGATCCATCCCCCGACACACTCTTTTCAACATGACTAAAGACCACGACCTTCGCGAACTTCAGCGTCAAAATGAACTCGCCGTCTTCATCCGGTACGAAAATGAACTCCGAGCTGCCTACGCCAAATCCAAAGATTCGCACTCTCGAAGACGGTTGCCTGAGGATTCAAGTAGGTGAATACGTTGGAACTGTTTCTTCCATGCATTTAGTTGATGTCAAAATCAATCAGCTAATGTCAGCGTGGAAGTCAAGACATCAAGCTGGTGGCATCAATCAACGATCTGAAATCTGATCACAAGAATGCACGCCGTCGCACAGATCGTTCCTCAGACTTAATCAAAGAATCACTGCAGCGTTACGGCGCTGCG